GACGAACACCCGCATTGTATGGGTAGTGACGCCAAACAGGAAGTACAGAATGTACGACCTTGAGCTATCATCGCGACCCATGTCACAGATCAAGAAGCGGCGCGAAGCGGCGGGCCTGACACAGGCCCAGCTCGCCCGGGCAATGGGGGTCTCAGAGGTCACGGTGCAGAAATGGGAAACGGGCACGAGGAAACCGAGGAGCACCCGGCTGAAGAAGCTCGCGAGCGCCCTCAGGTGCAAAGCGGCCGACCTGATCGGGGACCTGGTCTGAGGATCCGGCGCACATGCCAGGCCATCCACTACGGACCGATCTACGGCCGGCCCACAGGCGAGACGCTCGCGCTGTGCCGGCCGGTCGGGGTCGCCGCGATGATGAGCAGCGCGCGCGACATGGTCGACTGCGCCGCGTGCCTCGCCATGCTCGAGGCGCCGGGGGCTGTCAAGTCTTGCGTTACGTCAAGCGAGGGGAGTAAGAATGCAGCGCCCCGGACTCGGTGATCTATCCGGCCGGGGCGCCGGCCAAGGCTGCATGCAAGGCACCCTGGCAGGTCGCTGGAACAAGCAGCAACCATGCGGTGAATTATCCACAGGTTATGCACCGGGATTCAACCCGGGTGTGTCACCCATTGCCTGGTCGGCGCTTTCCCACTGCCTGCCCTGTGACGCACAGCCCACGCCGGTCAGGCGCGATCGTCGGGGAAGCTACGTCAGGACCGCGCCTGCCATCCCGCTACTGAGGGCCTCCACCAGCGGGCGCGCGGCGTGTATGTCGGGGAGCGCGAGAAGGAGCAGCTCGAGAGACGGGTCTCAGCTGAGTGATGCCGGCAGGGCGATACGGCTCCATACAGGCGCATCGCGGACGACCCCTGCTGCTTTGGCGGGTAGGGGCATCCGTTGGGCTCCCCTCACCACCAAACGCGGTAATAGTGGTAGTCGACTGGGTCTTCTCTCAGTTAGTACGCGCGCGATCAAATCTGTGGATAAGTCTGTGGATAAGCTGCGCAGAAGCGGTGCACGGCGTGTGAACTAAATCCATGGCCGGGAACGCGAAAACACCTAAAAGCACCGCCGCAGAGGCACGCTGCCCGCACTGTGGAAAACCTCTGCTAATCGCGCGCGCCGACACCTCGGAGAGCGCCCTGGCCGAAGCGCGCGAGCAGGCACTGCGCGACTGGGAGCGGGTGAAAGCGATGCGCGCCGAGCTCAAGTATCCGCGTGAGCCCTACAGCGTCGACACACCGGCCAGCTACGAGACGCGCATGCGCACCTGGTCGAACCTGTACGGGGTGCGCCTTGGGACAGGCTGACCAGGCGGGCGTGTCGCGTCACAAGACCCACATCTGCAAGAGCTGCGGGGACAGGATCATCTTCATGCCGCGCTCGCTGTCCAGAAAGGGCGAGCCGAAGTACTACCCAGCGAACCCGGACGGCACGAGTCACTACGCTCGCTGCCGCATCAATCAGGACCTGGCGCGCGCGCAGCGAGAAGCCTCGCAGCAGCGGGTCGAGGAACGAAAAGCGAAAGTCGCAGCGAAGGCCGCTGCGGCAGCTGAGCCAGCCCAAGGAGAGATGTTCAATGCCACTCGTACTCGCACGCCGCGAGATCCAGATCGGTAACCAGATCCGGGTCAACACCCTCAAGCACGGCAAGGAAAACGTATCGGGCCTCTTCATCCCGATGGCGGGCCTGGCGCTGACCGCCGAGGAGCTCGCCGAGGTCATGCTCGAGCCCAAGGCATACAACTACCTGTACAGGAAGCTACGCGGTCGGCCCGATCAGCCGATCTGGAGCAAGCTCTCCCCGACGATTCACCTCGACGGCAAGGTCGGCAACGTCAACGCGACGCTCTACCTCGGGCGCCGGCAGCTGAAGGTCATCGACGGCACGATGGCCAAGCGCGCCCTGACCTGCAACGAGGGCGGCACCTCGCACCTGGGCTTTGAGCTGCAGTGCGTGCCCGAGCTCGACGAGGCGCACCCGATCATGGAGGCGCTGTTCTCACGGGCGAGCGCGAAGATCGACATCGAGATCGAGTGCGAGACCTACGGCGCACAGCCGGACCTGCCGCTCGAGCAGCCCGAGGACACCGACGAAGAAGGCCGGCCCATCATGGGCGAGGACGCCAACGGTGCCGGCGGCGATGCGGAGAGCTACATGACCGGCATGGGCCGCTCGATTACGGCTCACAACAAGCGCAAGGAGCGCAGCCGCCGTGAGACCTGAGCAGCTGAAGCTCGCGAACTGCTGGGAGGGCTTCGCGGCCGCCGCGATTCCCGAGAGCGCCCCGAAGGTGCAGCGCCAGGCGATGTACCAAGCGTTTCTGGCCGGTGCGGTGACGGTGCTGCAGTACCACCTGGCGCTCGAGGAGCACACCCCGACGAACCTCAAGAGCGGCATGCTCGCCTGGCACCAGGCGGTGAACGCCGAGCTGGCGCGCCTCGCGACCCCGACCGATGGGTAGGCGCGTGCACCGCTTCAGCCAGACCACCCGCGACGCCAACGAGCCGGAGCTGGTGCAGCTCGGGCAGCGCCTGGGCATCGCCTGGTGGAGCGGCCCACCGCTGGACGGCTGGACGCTACATCGGGGCGTGTGGCTGCCGGTGGAGATCAAGACCGGCGAGCGCGAGGGCTACGTGCACGAGTACACGCCCAACCAGCGGAAGTTCCTGCGCTGGGCGGCCGAGCACGCCGCGCCGGTGGCGACCTGGAGAAGCGACGGGGATGTGCTCGCCAGCGCCGGCGCCAGGCGCACCGGCTGAAAGTATCCAAAAAGTATCACGGAGGACTTCGATGGATCTGCATGTAGTACCGCCCTCGAGCGCCCCGCACCGAGTTGTGGGCATGCGCGGCAGCTTTGATGAAAAGCCCCCAACGCAGTGGCGCGGCACGCTCGCGGTGGGGATCTTTGCAGTGCTGCTCGCGCAGGCGCTGGTCTTCGCCTGCCACCTGCTGTGGGTGGCCGAGAGCGCCGCGGCGCGCTGGATCTTCCAGTGAACCGGGGCTGGGAGCTCGAGGCAGCTGCGGCCGGCTGGCACTCGCAGGAGTTTGTGATCATGTTCCTGGGCTACCTCACCTCCCAGATCCCGGAGCTGCGCAAGACCCACCCGGGGAGCCTGCTGCGCAGCTGGGCGGAATTTCAGACCGAGATGTCGAAGGAGCGCACTGATGTTCAAGCGCCACAAGAAGACCAGGTCGGCTGACGTGCCGATCGTGCACCCACCGGAGGTCCTGGGCCGTACGCCCGAGCCAGGATCAGCCGATGAGCTCAGGCAGATAATCGACGGCCGCGCCCCCCACAACCCGCACCAGCAGCTGATCCCAGCCGGCCAGCAGCAGACCGCCACGGAGCTGGTGGCCGCCGCCGGCACGAACCTGCCGATGCTGGCCGGTGCACTCGGGCAGATCGCCCAGCGATTCGAGCAGTCGGTGCAGGCAACGCATGCGCTGAACGTCGGGCTCGCCCAGTTCCGCGAGACCGTGGTCAACGGCCTGATGGGGGAGTTGAAGCAGCTGCGCTACAACCTCGGCGACAAGCTCACCCACACGACCACGAACCTCGATGCGATGGTCAACCAGCTCGACAAGGTTCTCTGGTCGGCGCTGCGCGCCCAGGGCATGAGCGACGATGCGATCCGTCAGTACCGCACCGAGCACGGCATGGAGCCGGAGGCCCCGAGCGGTCCGGAGCTGATCGCGCACCTGGCCGAGCTCGAGGGCCTGCGCGCCGCGAACGCCGCGCTCGTCGCACAGAACCAGCGCCTGCTGGTGCAGCTCGAGGGCGTGCACCAGATCCGCCAGGAGGAGGCCGGCTGGGTGTGGCACCAGGAGTGCCAGTGCATGCAGTGCCAGCGCGAGGGCGATGCGATTGCCGCCGCCCAGGAAGAAGCGCGGAACCGCGACCAGCAGGGCCGGCTCGCAGATCCGGGGTGAGTACCAACATCGAGAAGTCCTGGGGCTACGAGCAGCTGCTGCACAACGGTGTGTACTGCGCAAAGCTGCTGGTCTACACCCGGCCGATCCGCTCCTCGCTGCACTACCACGAGCGCAAGCACGAGACCTTTTACGTCGCGAGCGGGGTGTTCGAGATCCAGGTCGGGGTGGGCGACCGACCGCTGCTACAGGTGCGGGCCGGCTTTCACATCGTGCTGCCCCCGCAGACCCGCCACCGGATCCGCTGCATCGAGCCGGGCACCATTGTCGAGAGCTCCTCGCACGATGATCCCGCGGACTGCGTGCGCCTGGAGCCGAGCGACCCGTGAGCCAATCATTGGACGCCCCGCCGGCGAGCAGCTTACCCTTGCCCTCCTCGATGCCCGGAGGGTGACTCGATGGACAAGGCCCAGATGCACCGCCTGCACGGCCAGGGCGAGAACCACGCGTGCGCGCCCAAGGCCTGGCGGGATGTGGCGAACCTCACCGGCGACTACGACCTGGACGCCACGATCGCGCATCGAAGCAACCCCGCACTGCCCGACCGCCTGAGCCTGTACGTGAAGCACTCCAACGCCACCAGCTACGGTGCGCGCACCGGCTACAGCGGGTACCACGGCTACAGCGGGGATGACTGAATTACACCACGATAGGGACCGAGCAGCTCGGCAGACGTGCCAGGTGAGCTCAACGGGCTGCAGGGACGCCTGCAGCCCGGGTACCGCTGCCGATACCTATGCGCATAATTATCGAGACCCTGCCGCACGCCGAGCAGCGCTACGACACCGTCGGGGACTGGTACGTCGACGCCGAGGGCACCTGGCAGATCCGGATCTCCGCGCTCGGTAATTGGAAGCAGGAGATGCTGGTGGCGATGCACGAGCTCGTCGAGATGGCGCTGTGCCAGGCGCATGACGTCACGAGCCGCGAGGTCGACGCCTTCGACCTGCACTGGAAGGCGCACCATGACATCGATGAGCCGGGCGACGATCTCACCGCTCCCTACTACCAGGAGCACCAAATCGCCACGGCGCTGGAGCGCTTCATGGCCGTGCAGCTCGGAGTGGCGTGGAGCGAGTATTATCGCGCGCTCGATGAGCTGTAGAAACTGTACGTATCATATGGACAGGGGAGATGGCCGATGACCCGAACCGCCGATGAGGACCAGGTCGAGCGGGAGATCAACCGCAAGCAGCTGAACGCGCCGCGCCTGACACCCGAGCGCATCGACGCTGCGATCGTCGGTAAGCAATTCCATGTGTTCGAAGGCAGCCAGCTCACCGTGTGCTGCCTGACGCTGACCAACGGCTACACCGTGACCGGGGAGTCCGCCTGCGTATCGCCCGAGAACTTCGACAAGGATCTCGGCGAGCACATCGCCTTCGGCAAGGCGCGCGACAAGATCTGGGCGCTTGAGGGCTACCTGCTCAAGGAGCGCCTGTTCAACCAGGTCTTCCAGGCCGCCGCGCGATGATCAGGCCCACCGTGGGGCGCGTGGTGTGGGTGCGAGAGCGAACCGGGCGCATCAACCAGGACCAGCCCGAGGTCGGCCTCGTCACCTACGTGCACAGCGACAACCTCGTCAATGTGGCCGGCTTCGATGCGAACGGGGAACCGTTCCGGCTGAGCTCGCTGACGCTGCGCCAGGCCGAGGATGATGTGCCGGTGGCGCTGCCCTGGAATTTCACGCACGCCGAGTGGATGCCCTACCAGAGGGGCCAGGCGGCGCGCACCGTCGAGCTCGAGCAGCAGATCGCCAAACAGGGAAGTTGAAGTCCATGCCCTCCAAGAGCCCGAAGCAGCGCCGCACGATGCGAGCCGCCGCCCACAACCCCGCCTTCGCCAAGAAGGTCGGTATCCCCCAGCCGGTGGCGCGCGAGTTCGAAGCGGCCGACAAGGCCAAGGCCGCGCACAAGAAACGGCGCTGACGCATGGCACAGCGCGAGCTCGCGATCTCCTACCGCCGGGTCGAGGAGCTCGTCCCCTACGCCCGCAACGCCTGGCAGCACCCCGAAGCGCAGCTTGCGCACATCGTGCAGAGCATTCGGGAGTTCGGCTGGACCAACCCGATCCTGATCGACGAGAGCGGCGGGATCATCGCCGGCCACGGCCGGGTGCTTGCCGCCCAGAAGCTGAAGATCACGCGCGTGCCGTGCATCGTGCTCGAGGGCCTCTCCGCCGAGCAGCGCCGCGCCTATGTGGTGGCCGACAACAAGCTCGCCACGCTCGGACGCTGGGACCTGGCGCTGCTGGCGAGCGAGCTCAAGGGCCTGGAGGTGGCCGGCTTCAAGCTCGCCCTGACCGGCTTCTCCCCGATCGAGCTCAAGGAGCTCATCGGCGCGGATGCCCCGGTGCGCACGGGGCTGACGGCCGACGATGCCGCGCCCGCGCTCGGACCCGCCGTGAGCCGCCTGGGCGACGTGTGGGAGCTCGGCCGGCACCGGGTGATGTGTGGGGACGCCCGCGAGGCCGAGGCGCTCCAGACGCTCGTCACGAGCCCTGAGGCGGCCGATCTGGTGTGGACCGACCCGCCCTATAACGTCGACTACCAGGGCAAGGCCGGCTCGATCGAGAACGACAACCTCTCCGCCGATGCCTTCGCGGAGCTGCTCAAGCGCGCCTTCAGCAACACCGCCCGTGCCATGCGGGCCGGCGCGGTGATCTACGTGGCGCACGCCGACAGCGAGCGCGAGGCCTTCAGCCACGCCTTCTCGCGCGAGTTCAAGCTCGCCCAGGTGCTGATCTGGGTAAAGCAGTCCGCGGCGCTATCGCGCCAGGACTACAACTGGAAGCACGAGCCGATCCTCTACGGCTGGAAGGAGGGTGCCGGGCACTATTTCTGCGGGGACTTCACGCGCACCACGGTGATCGACGAGGAGCGCGATCTCAGCAAGCTCAAGCGCGAAGAATTGCTATTCGAATGCCAGCAGCTGCGCGCCCTGCTTCCCAGCACCGTGCAACGTTTTGACCGGCCGGCCAAGAGCGAGCTGCACCCGACCATGAAGCCCGTGGCGCTGGTGCAGCAGCTCCTGCGCAACAGCGCGCTCGAGGGCCAGGTCGTGCTGGACCCCTTCGGCGGCAGCGGCACGACGCTGATCGCGGCGGAAAAGGAGGGTATGAGCGCCCGACTGCTCGAGCTCGACCCGCGCTACGTCGACGTCATCGTCAGGCGTTGGGAGGCATTCACGGGAAAAAAGTCCGTGCACGCCGGCAGCGATCGCCCGTTCGGGGAGCTTGCCCGCGAGCGAAGTCCCGTCCCCATTAAAACGCGCGAGAGCGCTCCCCAGGCGGCCGACGGAGCCCATGCGTGACACACGAGGTCACCGACGCGAGCCGGGCGCTGGTGGAGAACGCCGCGGGCAGCGGGCTCTCGCACGACACGATCTGCAAGCTCATGACGATCACCGGCAAGACGCTGCGCAAGCGCTACCGCCGCGAGCTCGACCAGGGGATGGCCAAAGCGCACTTCAACGTAGCGAAGACCACCTACGAGCAGGCGGTGAGCGGGCGCAACCCCACCATGACCATCTGGTACGAGAAGACCCGGATGGGCATGCGCGAGACGATGCAGGTGACCACCCCACCGGGGGAGCCGATCGAGAGCAAGAGCAGTGAGGCCGAGCTCATCGGCGCTTACTACCGACGCCTCGCCCAGGCCGGCATCGATCCCGTCGCAGCGGACGGTGGCCCCGCTGGTGCCGATTCCGGTGCTGATCCGGGAGTGGGTGCGCCAGGACAAGAACCTCACGGACCGGGCCGCGGTCCGAAGACTCGCCCGGGCTGACCGCTACTACCTGCTGGTGAGGGTGCTCGGACGCACCGACTGCCTGCACCCGTGGATCTACGCGCGCTGCCGCGAGGTCGAGGCGAACCCAGACGGTTACATCGACATCTGGGCGCGCGAGCACTACAAGTCCACGATCATCACGTTCGCCGGGATCATCCAGGAGATCCTCGCCGACCCCGAGATCACGATCGGAATCTTCAGCCACACCAAGGGCACGGCCGAGAAGTTCCTGCTGCAGATCAAGCAGGAGTTCGAAACCAACCGGATCCTGAAGTGGGCCTTCTCCGATGTGCTCTACCAGGAGCCGGAGAACGAGGCGCCGAAGTGGTCGGTGAAGAACGGCCTGGTGGTGCGCCGGGCCGGCAACCCCAAGGAAGGCACGCTCGAGGCCTGGGGCCTGGTCGACGGCATGCCCACCGGCGCGCACTTTCGCCTCATGGTCTACGACGATGTGGTCACCGACAAATCGGTCAACACGGCCGACCAGATCATGAAGACCACCGAGGCCTGGTCGCTCTCGGCGAACCTCTCCACCGCGGGGGGCCGGAAGTGGTACATCGGCACCCGCTACCATTTCGCCGACACTTACCAGACGGTGATGGACCGCCGAGCGGCGATCCCGCGGATCCACCCGGCGACCAACAACGGCCAGAAAAGCGGCGCGCCCGTGCTCTTTGCCTGGGAGGAGTGGGAGAAGCGCAAGCGCGACTCTCTCGACTCCACACTCGCCTGCCAGATGCTGTGCAGCCCGCTCGCCGGCAGTCAGCGCATGTTCAACATCGAGGACCTGCAGGTCTACGAGGCGCGGCCGCGGACACTGCAGTGCTACCTGCTGTGCGACCCGGCGCGATCGAAGAAGAAGAATTCGGCCAACACCGCCATGGTGGTGATTGGGATCGACATCGCGGGCAACAAATATCTGCTCGACGGCGTGGATCACAAGATGGATCTGATGGAGCGCTGGCGCTGGTTCCGCGACCTGCACGATATCTGGGTGGCAGCCCCCGGTGTGGTGGGCCTGGTAGCCGGCTACGAGAGCTTCGGGGCACAGTCGGACCTGGACTATTTCCAGGAGCGCCAGCGTGTGGAGGGAAACTGGTTCGAGATCGTGGAGCTCGCCTGGCCACGCGACGGGGAGGAGAGCAAATCCGATCGCATCCAGCGCCTGGTGCCCGACGTGCGCGGCCACCGCTTCTACCTGCCCTACCCGACCGACGATGAGCGGCTCACGAAGCTGCAGCGCTCGATGATCGCGGGGGGCTACGAGTACCGGGTGGCCCGGCCGATCATCCGGCTCGACGAGGAGAAGCGCATCTACGACGTGACCGAGCGGCTGCGCCTGCAGTTCGACTTCTTTCCATTCGGCGGTCGGGTGGATTTGCTGGACGCCACCGCCAGACTCTACGATGCAGCGCCGGTGCCCCCTGAGAACCAGGACAACCGCTCGATCGAGCCGGATGTGGTATGACGCTGCTCGACCAGCTTGCGGTGGAATCGAACCTGCAGCCCCTGACCGAGGGTGAGCTCGAGGAGCTGCTGCGCATCGCCCCCCCGGCGCTGCGCCAGGCCGTCGCCCGCCTGGCGCGCGAGGTGAAGGTGCTGCGAGATGCGGCCGGTGAGCGCGAGCAGGTGGCCGCACAGGAGATCGCGTGGTGAGACGGCGTCGGCGCTGCTATCAGATCGACGTCGACGGGGTGGGTGTGCGGGTGTACGGGGACGGCAAACCGACCGAACACGACATCCAGGCGATCCGCGAGGTCGTGGCCGCGATGAAGGCCGCGCGTGAGAAACAGCGACAGGAGAGCACATGCCCCAACCCTTGAATCCGGCGCTCGGCCTGCCGGTCTCGAGTCGCCAGTTCTCACTGCTGGAGATGGTCGAGCGCTCGTGGGGCTCGGAGTTTCGGGCGCCCGACCACGGGATCTACCAGTTCAGCGACGGTCGGCGCTTCGACTCCACCGACATGGGCACGACCGGCATCTACCGCCCGCCCGGGGTGATTCCCCCCGAGGGATACCCGGAGTGAGGATGCACCGGGAGGTACTGCTGGATGGCGCCGCGCTGCTGGGTCGGGTATACCGCGACGGTCCGACCGATCCGGTAGAACCATCCAGGAGAGAGCCCATGTCGAAAGCGAAGAAGGTGGCCACGCGCCGAGCCCCCAAGGTCGAAGACGAGATCATTAGCCCGCCCGAGGGGTGGACCCTCACCAACAACCTGCGCTTCATCGACGGGCAGCTGCACCAGCAGTACCTGCCGGTGCACCCGGGCGAGACAGGCGAGCACTGGCAGCCGGTCGAGGCCTGGGACACGGACGCGGCCGGCGAGCTCGAGAAGACCGGCACGGGACAGTAGAGAATTGGACACGATCGTCCACATCGAGCGCGGCGATGCGGACGAGGAGCGCGACCTCGAGCTCGCCAAAGCGATCAACGAGAAGCTCAACGAGGTCTACCCGAACCACTACTGGCTGGTGTCCTTCGCCGGGCACAACCTGATCGTGCGTCATGTGCTGATCGCCAACCTGGTGACGCTCGAGACGGGCCGGGAAGGGTTTGGGAGCCTGCTACCGCGCGACAAGATCGGCACCGTGCACGAGGCGCAGCAGCAGGCGGTGAAGTTCGCCGGCGCGCTGCTCGAGGCCTTCAAGCTGCCTCGCGGCGCGTGGAACGGTACCGACGTGCCGGTGGTGCCGGCCGATCTCAAGAGCCAGGTCGTGAAGGGCCGGCAGCTGCGGGGGTGGCGGTGAGCGACGGCAAGAAGATGCAGCCCATGGCAGGCGCCCGTCGGGATGTCACGGGCATCACCGGCTACGAGACGCGCGAGTTCGCCAAGCGGCGCAAGACCAACAGAAAGCGGCGAGAGCTCGCCCAACGCTCGAGGAAGGCAAACCGTGGCTAGCAACAACCGCTATCGCCCCTTCGTGAGCAGCCGCGGGCCGCAGCAACCCCCGCACATGCCAGACCCGCGCGAGGGGACAGCACCGCTGCCGCGCATGGCCGACGAGCAGGACGAGCAGGGCGGCCCGATGCAGGTGCCAGAGCCCGCCCCGGGGCTCGACGATCCGCTCTCCAAGGACTACCGCCAGGGCCGAGGGGCCAAGCCCGAGGACGACCAGGCCGACGAGGACCCGACGCGCGAGGACGGCCAGGGCGAGGAGGAGGAGGAGCCGGACTGGCAGAACCGAGCGCGCGCCGCGTACCGGGCGTCGACCGACTTCATGGACTCGAACTTCCGCGGCCCGCTCGACAACGCGCTGCGCGCCTTTAACAACCAGCACCCCACCGACTCGAAGTACAACAGCGAGACCTTTCGCAAGCGCAGCAACCTCTACCGGCCGAAGATCCGCACGATCATCCGCAAAAATGAGTCGGCGCTGTGCGCGGCGCTGTTCTCGAACCTGGACCTGATCGAGGTCGAGCCGGCAAACCCGGAGGAGACCGACGAGATCGTGTCCGCGGAAGTGATGCAACAGGTGCTGCAGGAGCGCCTGACCGTCACCATGCCCTGGTTTCAGTTCGCGATGGGTGCCTTCCAGGACGCGCAGACGCAGGGGATCGTGATCGCGCACAGCTACTGGGACTACAGCGCCAACACCGGCCGCGACGGGCGCTACAAGGTCAAACGCGACCGCCCGGTGCAGGAGCTCATCCCGGCGGAGAACTTCCGCTTTGATCCGTCCGCCAAGTGGTACGACGTGGTCAACACCAGTCCCTACCTGATCGAGCTGATGCCGATGTACATCGGGGACGTGAAGGAGAAGATGCGCTACCCGGACCCCAAGGGCAGGAAGTGGCACTACCTCGACGAGCAGGAGATCGCCGCCTGCACCGAGAACGGGGATGAGAGCACGCGTGCAGCGCGCACCGGCGGTAGCCAGGACGCGACCCAGCAGACGCGGGAGGTCACCGACTACGACATCGTGTGGGTGCACCGGCACATCCACCGCTGGCGGGGCGAGGACTACGAGTTCTACATGCTCGCGAGCAAGTGGATGCTCACCGATCCGGAGCCGCTCGAGGACAACGTGTGGTTTGGTGAGCGGCCCTATGTGATCGGCACCTGCGTGCTGGAGACCCACAAGGCCGTGCCCAACAGCATGGCGACGCTGCTGAAGCCCCTGGCCGACGAGGCGAACGACCTGCAGAACCAGGGCTCGGACAACATGAAGTTCATCCTGAACAAGGCCTGGTTCGTGAAGCGCTCGGCCAACGTCGACACCACGAGCCTGGTCCGAAACGTCCCCGGGCGCGTGACGATGGTCAACGATCCGGAGAAGGACGTGAAGGAGGTCAGCTGGCCGGATCTGCCGCAGAGCCTCTACGAGGAAAAAAACAGGAACGACGCGGACTTCGATGCGCTCGGGGGCAACTTCAACCCCATGCAGCTCGCCCAGACCCGCAGCCCGCGCGAGAGCTTTCGGACCGTGAACGCGGTGCAGTCGCCTGCGATGATGGTGACCGAGTACACCCTCATGACGCTGGTGCAGACGTTCCTCTTGCCGTGCCTGCGCCAGCTGGTGCTGCTCGAGCAGTACTACGAGACCGACCAGACGCTGCTCGCGGTCGCCGGCCAGAAGGCCAAGGTGCTGCAGCGCTTCGGGGTGAGCGAGGTCACCGACGCGATCCTGGAAAAGCGCATGAGCGTCAACGTGAACCTCGGCATGGGCGCGACCGACCCGACCACCAAGCAGCAGCGCTTCGGCGCGGCGCTCGGGCTCATCGCGAACCTATCCAAGGCACCCCCGCCGGGCCTCGACCTGAAAGAGGTCTTCAAGGAATCCCTCGCGCTCGCCGGCTATAGGGATGCGGTGCGATTCTTCTCCGATCAGGATCCGGAGAAGGCGAAGCTCATGATGACGATCAAGCAGCTGGGCATGAAGCTGCAGCAGTACGACGTCGAAAAGCGCAACAAACACGAGAGCAACGTGGTGAAGCTGGTCACCGCTCGCGAAGGCAACCTGACCAAGCTAGCCCTCGCCAGCAAAGAGGACGATCACCAGAGCCGGCACCTGCTGATCGGGCACCTGCTCAAGCAGGAGACGGTCGACAAGCAGGCCGAGCAGCAGCGCACGACCCAGGCGGAAGGGGCGATGCAGGGCCAGGCCGGCCAGGCCGCCGGCGCCGTGCAACAGCAGCAACTGCAGCAGCAGAAGGTGCAACAGTCGCAAGCCCCGCCGGGCGCCGGCGCCGCCGCGTAGACTGCGCACCGATGAGCACGAACGGGGAGAGCGGACCGGGCAGCGCCGAGGCGGCCCTGGATCCAAAGTGGGAGACGGCTGTCTTCGGCCGCGAGGTCGAGGACTTCGTCGAGCACGATCGCATCGGGCAATACCTGATTGCGCGCGCCAAGGAAGATATCGCCAGCGCCCAGGAGAAACTCCTCGAGGCGGATCCCACCGACGCCAAGACCATCGCCAAGCTGCAGCTGGACGCCCGTGTGGCCACGCGGGTGCGCGGCTGGCTGGCGGACGCGATCCAGAACGGACGCGACGCGGAGACCTTGATCAACCAGGAGCGAGACGAGCATGGCTCATAGATTGCTGTTCGGTCAGCTGCGCGAGCAGGCGGGGGACGATGTGGGCGGCGGTGGGGGCGCGGGGGAGCGCCGGCCCAGCCCGGCCGAGGTCAACGCCAGTCTCAACCGCCAGCGCCTCTCGCGCATCCAGCAGATCAGCAACACGGCCGACGGGCGGCGAGCTCGCGAGATGTCGGATGTGGACGGGGAGCGCGTGACCGGCCGCTTCGCCGGCGGCGAGCTCGATGAATCGCCCGAGGCGCGCGAGGCCGCCGCGGCACGCGAGGAGGATCTGGCCGCCCAGGCGCTCCAGGAGCAGCGCGAGCGCGACGAGCAGGCCGCCGAGCTCGAGCAGGAGGAGGGCGCGGCGCGCCGGCTACAAGGGGAAGGTGCGGACGACGACGGCGAGCCGCGTGGTGCTGCGCGGACCGACGCCGATGAGGACGACGGCGCCGAGGAGCGCGTCATCGACGGGGTGCGCTACTACCGCACGATGGTCACCGGGACCGAGAAGTGGCTCACGCTGAAGGAGCTGCGAGAAGGTGTCGCACGTGGCATCGCCACCGAGGAAACTTTACAACGGGCTCAGGCGGCGCTAGCTTCCGCCTCGCAGACCCGGGTTACCCCAAAGGAACCAGAGGTCGAGGTCCCCGACGAGAAGGACCTGGAGAACATCATCCTCTCCGCAAACATGGGTGATGAGGAAGCGGTACGGAAGCTGGCAACCATTGTCCGCTCCGGGCGATCGGGTCCCAAGCCCGAAGACCTGAGCAGGATGGTCTCCCAGCAGATCGCGACCCAGCGTGAAGTGGATCGAGCGGAAGCCTCTGTGCAGGATCTGCTCGGGGACGAGAGACTGGCGCCGATGTTCCGGGTGAACCTCGCAGGCTTTGCGAGGGAAAAGCCCAACACCCGCATCCAGGACGCGTACAAGAGCGTCGCTGAGAAGATGCGCAAGGACTTCGCGCCGATGCTCACCACCCCCGAGGGCAGGCCCCGCGCGCCGGTGACCAAGGTCGATCGCAAACGCCAGATCGTCGTCCCACCCCGATCAGCTGGTCGACAGCCAGCCCGGCAGGACGAGGATCACGAGGTGCCGGTAGGTGACCAGATCGATGCGATCGCAAGATCGCGCGGCCAGGTCAGAGCCCACCGGATTCGTAGGTCGTAGCCGGGTCCGCCAACCTCCACAACACGAGGGCGATCCGGTAGGGAGGATCGCTTCGTGGCAGGCCAAGTCTGGGCAGTCAACACCCTCGGCGGGTATTTCTACAGCCGACAGCTCTCCAACGTGCTGCGCATGAACGTGCAGCCGCTCACCAAATTCCGGCAGTTCGCCGATGTGCACGACGCGGCCCAGCAGGGCAAGCGCAAGGGCAACACCTTCACGTGGGACGTCGTGTCCGACGTGGCGCAGGTGGGCCAGGTGCTCATCGAGACGAACACCATGCCCGAGACCAACCTCACGATCACGCAGGGCACCCTGACGATCACCGAGGCCGGCAACTCCATCCCCTACAGCGGCTTTCTCGACAACCTGTCGAAATACCCTGTCGAGGACATCATCAAGAAGGGCCTGAAGAACGACACGGTCAAGACGCTCGATCGCATGACCTGGGGGCAGTTCAATCAGGCGCTCATCCGCGTGATCCCGGTCGGAGGCACGAGCGCGAACGCGGTCACGCTCTACACCAACGGCACGGTCACCGGGACCAACTCGGTGGCGTACAGCAACGCGCACGCCAAGGCGATTGTTGATGCGATGAAGGAGCGGAACATTCCCGCCTACATCGCCGACGACTACTACTCGCTCGCCTGGCCGACCACGCTGCGCACCTTCAAGAACGCGCTCGAGGGCATCCACCAGTACTCCGACACCGGCATGAACCTCATCATGAACGGTGAGATCGGCCGCTACGAGAACGTGCGCTACATCGAGCAGACCAACATCGCCAAGGGCATCGGTTCCACCGGCATTGCGGTGGCGAGCGGCGGCGACATGGTCCAGTGGGCGAACGGTCAGAGCGACTGGATCTTTTTCTTCGGCAACGACACGGTGGCGGAAGCGATCGCGGTGCCCGAGGAGATGCGCGGCAAGATCCCGAGCGACTACGGTCGCAGCAAGGGCATCGCCTGGTACTACGTGGGCGGCTTCGGCATCGTGCACGTGCTGCCGATCAACTGCCGCATCGCCAAGTGGGACAGCGCCGCGTAGGCGAGCGTTCACGGCTAAAAGGGTGGCGCCCCTGCAAAGCCCCCGGGTGTGAGGGCCTCTCTCACACCCGGGTAGATTCTTAACAAGCCAGGGCCGGCAACAGGAGTGGATCGATGAGCCAGAGCAACCTGACCCGCAACGTCGCCTACGACAACCCGGCCGCGCTTGCGCGCCTGGCGAAGGATCTCACCGTCAACAGCGCCGGCAGCGGTTCGGTTTCGGCCAGCAAGTTCTACGCCTGGGCGAGCGCAGTGCTTTACGGCGTGACCTTCTCGACGATCGCCGCGGGCACCAGCACCTACACGGTGTCCGGGGTGGCCACGAGCCCGGCCACCCAGGTCTCGCTGATCTACATCACGAACACCAACACCACGGGCACCGCGGTGTCGCTCGGCACGAGCACGATCGGCCCCTTCACCATCGGCGGCACCGGCACGGCCGGCACCAACGCGCCGGTGGGCGGCCAGGGCGGTGGCCTCGTCGGGGGCTACCAGGGTCCGTATGCGGTGAACACGCTCGGGGGCACGAACACCTCGCTTGCCTGGGGCACGAACACCTTTGTATCCGGCACCGCCACCGCGGCCAACCAGATCCAGTCCGGTACCCCCGGCGGCGCCAATGTTGGTCTGGGCGGCCTGCCAATCAATCCAGGGGATGTGCTCTACTGCGTCAACGGCACCGATGCCACCGCGACCTGGGTTGCCACCCTGCAGTACGCCCTCGCCCCCGGACCCGGACCTGCGCTCGGAGCGGTGGCCCCGATCGGCCAGGCCCCCGGCAACCTGGTCGCGTAGCGCGCCGCCATGTCACAGGCCGTCAAGAACGTCACCGACCCGAGCTACTTCGCCCGCCAGGACGCGAACCTGGGCGAGATCACCGCGGGCTCGGCCGGCATCACGGGCAAGTTCGTCGCGTTTGCCGCGCTCACGCTCTTCTCGCTCACGACCTACCAGTCGGTGCTCGGCACGAGCACCTACACGGTGGGCGGGACCGCGACCAAGAGCGGCCAGCAGCTCTCGGTGATCGTGGTGCAGAACACGAACACCACCGGCACGGCGGTGACGCTGAACACCACGACCTACGGGCCGTACTATGCCGGCGGCGTGGGACTGGCCACCGCGGCGCTGGGCGGCTCCAACCAGTTCCCGCTCAACACCGCGACCGACACCAGCGGCTACGGCGGGGTGCCCGTCTCGCAGGGCGCGCTGGTGTACGTCGTCAGCGGCACGGACGCGACCGCCAAGAACGTCTGCACGATCGACTACCAGGTCGGCCCACAGGCCCCTCTCACGCAATAGGAGCATCCACGTCCATGGCAATGAAAAGTGGCGAGCAGGAGCCGCGCGGCCCGCACGAGTACGGGGTGCTGCCCAAATCAGGCGGCAAGACGCTCGACAAGGACGGCGTCGAGGACACCGGCTACCTGACCAAGAAGGGCACGCCCTCCGGGGACGGTGCGAAGTTCAACTACCTGCCACCGGGCATGAACATCGACGATCAGGAGAACGCCGAGATCAACTCCCAGGAGATGCTCACCTACAAGGGCGGCACGAGCTACCCCGGCGACGGCGGCTTCTAGTCCCCATGAGCCGGATCGTCCAGGAGAAGTTCGAAGTCCACGCGCCCGCGGCACCCGCGGCCGAGCGCGCCTGGGCGACGGACAGCTCGGCGCGCACGCGCAAGGGCCTGCAAACGCGCGCCAGCGGCGACGGGCGCTACGAGTCCTACCAGGGGGACGGCCTCAACTGCCTGCCCCCCGGCATGGACATTGCCGACCAGGAGCACGCGGACCTGCCCACCCCGCGGGATGCCGGCGAGCTCATGACCGGCACCCAGGCGACCAGCGACGTCAACACCACGTCACTACGCGAGGGCTTCGATCGCAAGGCCATGCGCCCGACGGACGACATGTACACCCGCGAGCACAACGACGCCTTCTACGACTCGGTCGAGGTCGACGGGGTCGAGGGCTTCGTCGAGCGCAACAACTACCTGGACCGGCTGTAGAGCGCCCATGGCCGGCCCGCTCTATCAGGGAAACTGCAACTACACCCCGCTCGCGGCCGGCACCACCACGGTGAATGCAGGGCCTGCGAATGTGGAGCCCGGCTACTTCGGGGTGTTCTACGGTTTCAACCTGACGGGCCTGGGCACGGCCACGAGCCTGGTGCTCGCCGCCTATGACGTGCAGACCAACCAGGCGAGCGGCACCCCGGTGCTGACCACCAACACGCTCATGGTCGGCACGGGGACGGGCGCCGGTCAGGTGCTGGCTGCCGGTCCAGGGGAACTCGGTCTGCGCTACCTCGGCGCACTGGTCGTGGTCGCCACCGGCACCTCCGCGTCCGCGAACGCACTCTGGGACTGATGGGGCTCGCGCCCCGAATGGGGAGAGAATCGATGGCACAGCAACGCAAACCGAACATGAGCAGCGAGCCGGTCAACAGCGAGCAGGCCGAGGCCCTCGAGCTCGTGGCGCGCGAGGAGCCCGCCCCTGCCGCGCCCCTGGCTGGCCCGGGTGCAAGCAGCGGGGAGCTCGAGGAGCGCACCGTGGCCGCCGAGGACCGCGCAGAGGCGGCCGAGCGAGCCAACGCGCAGCTGGCAGTGGAGCTCGAGGAGCTGCGCGGCCAGGTCCAGGCGCTGCTGCGCCAGGCGAGCAGCCCCCAGGCGCGCTCGGATAGTTCGGATCGGGATGCCGCTGAGCTCGGGCCGCAGCCGGGCGCCCCGCTATTCGACGAGAACCAGCCCCACGGCGTGGTGGTGGGCGATGAACGCGTCGCCTTCGTGCAGGACGGACACCAGTTCGGCCGCGACCGGCAGTACCTCGCCACCGAGAAGAACCGCGGCTGCCCCCGGCCCTTCAACCCGCGCCTGGTGGGCCTGACCAAGCCACGCCCCGGTCAGACGCTGGGCGACGCCCTGGACGGATTCCGCGACCGCTAAGGTCGCGGGCGATGCGTGGCGGGACAACACAAACCGCCGGCCAATACGGGCGAGTACAGGGTCCAGGAAGTTTTCGGCGCCACCTGGCGCCTGTGGGTTTGGCTGAAGCGGCAGTTCACGCTCACCTCGGCACTGGCGCTGCTGGGCGCGCTGGCCGGCCTGGGCGGCTGGGCACTGGCACTGCAGACGCGGGTGGTGGTGCTCGAGACGCGCATGACGCCGGTGCTTGCAAGCAGCGCAGAGCTTGCGGCCCTGAAGCAACGCGTCGATGACAACGAGGAGCGCCTCGGGGATCTCGAGGACGCATTCCGACACGCACAGGAGGAGGCGGGACCGCACCCTCCCAGGAACAAGTGAGTGAGCGAAACCGGACTGTGGATCTGGATCCGCGTGCCGCTGCGCGCGCTGGTCAGCGCGATCGATGCGCTCAAGGAGCGCAGCTGGCGCCGCCACCAACACGCCGCCAACCAGGCCGAGGAGCCCTCGAAGCTGCTGCGCGCTGCGGCCGACGCGGACGACCTGCACGCCGAGGAGCTGAAGGGCGCGATGCGCGCGTGGGAGAGGGGCGATGAGCCTCCCCGCAAATCCGGCCCCTGAGAGAGCGCGCAGCGGCCGCGCCAAAGCCCCGCATTGCCTGGTCGCCACGAACGTGATCGAGGCGATGATGAAGCGGGCGCTGGCCGCCCCGGCCGGCGCCTTTGTCGAGGTCGGGGTCTATCACGGCGGCACCGCCTGGCACCTGGCGCGCGGCGCTGTTGCGCAGGGGCGCCCCTGCTACCTCTACGACACCTTCAGCGGGATCCCGTACCGCGCCCCGCTCGACGATCACAACGTCGGCGACTTCGCCGATACGAGCCTGGAGCAGGTGCAGGCCGACATCCCCTCCGCGCAGTGCGTCCCGGGCATCTTCCCGGCGAGCGCGCGCGAGATGGGACCGATCGCCTTCGTGCACCTGGACTGCGACCAGGAGAGAAGCTACGCCGATGCGCTCGCCTACTTCGACACCCGCATGGTCCGGGGCGGCGTCATCTGGTGCGACGATGTACCCTGCCTGCGCGGTGCCGAGGCGGCCCTGAGGGCCTATTGCGAGCGCACCGGGCGAGTCTGGCAGCTCGCCGAGAAGGCGTGGATCGGTTACTGACGACGGGGAAGGACGATGAGCTGGGACATCAACGGCCCGCAGGGCAACGAGAGCGGCAAGATCAAATGGGAGATCGTGCCGTGGACGCGCGGCCGGGGCCTGGACCTGGGCTGTGGGATTCAAAAGACCTTCCCGCACTTCATCGGCGTGGACAACAGGAAGGACCAGGCGCTGTTCGGCCACGCGATCAACCCTGACATCGTCGTGCAGAGCGCCGCCGAGCTGCCGATGTTCGCCTCCGGAAGCATGGACTTCGTGTTCTCCAGCCACCTGCTCGAGCACTTCCCGCTGGAGAAGCCCGACCCCACCCGGTGGGCGAACCCGATCGCGCGCGAGATGGCCAAGCGCTCGATGCTCGAGGAGCACACCGCCTCCGAGGCGCTGCGCGAGTGGATGCGGGTGCTCAAGCGCGACGGGTATTTGGTGCTCTACGTGCCAGACGAGGAGCAGTACCCCAAGGTGGGCGAGCCCGGGGCGAACCCCGATCACTGCTGGAACGTCAACTACGAGGGGGTGCTCAAGCTCATGCGCGCCACCGGCGCCGGCTTCGACCTGGTGGACTTCCAACAGCGCTCGAGCGGCGCGGAGTACTCGCTCTACTTCGTGTTCAAGAAAACCGGCAACGGGCATCACGAGAGCTGGCGCAGCAAGAAGCGAGCGGCGAAGACCTGCGGGGTGGTGCGCTACGGGGCCTACGGGGATCTGCTGCAGACGAGCTCGGTGCTGCACGGCCTGGCCGAGCAGGGCTACGCGGTGACGCTCTACACCTCAGGTCCGGGTGATGAGGTGATCCGTCACGACCCGCACATCCATGCCTTCTACCTGCAGGACAAGGACCAGGTGCCGAACCACCTGCTGGGCGAGTTTTGGAAGTACGAGAGCGGCAAATACGACAAGTGGGTGAATCTCTCCGAGAGCGTGGAGTGCACGCTACTGTCCATCCCGGGGCGCACCCCCCACCTGTGGTCACCCGCGGCCCGCCATCGCTACATGAACCACAACTACGTGGAGATGCAGCACGCGATCGCGTCCGTCCCGCACGTGCCGCGGGTGCGCTTCTACCCGCTCGAGAGCGAGCGCGACTGGGCGCGCCAGGAACGCCGGAAGCTCGGCGGCGCCCCGCTGGTGCTCTGGGCGCTGAACGGCTCCTCGGTGCACAAAACCTGGGGAGGCCTCGACAAGACGATCGCCTCGATCCTGCTGGACTTTCCGGCCAGCGCGGTGGTGCTGGTCGGCGGTCCGGAGAGCGCGATTCTGGAGGGCGGCTGGGAGGCCGAGCCGCGCGTGAAGTGCCGGAGCGGAAAGTACTCGATCCGTCAGACCATGGCGCTGCTGGAGTTCGTCGACGTCGTGGTGGGACCGGAGACCGGGATCCTGAACGCTGCCAGCGGCCTGCCGATGCCGAAAGTGTGCTTCCTGTCGCACTCCACGCACGAGAACCTCACGCGCGACTGGGTGAACACCACCAGCATCGCCTCGAAGAACACCACCTGTCCGGGACGAGGGGCGAACGAGGCGCCGGCCTGCCACCAGATGCACTACAGCTGGGAGCACTGCAAACAGTTCCGCGAAGAAGGCCACCCGCAGGACGGCACCGCGCAGTGCCAGCGTGACATCGACGGGGTGGCCGCCTGGGATCTCATCCGCCGCGCCATCGCCGGCACGCTCGAGCAACCGCTCGTGCAGCGAGCATAGGTAAGCCTTACCTATGACGGCCCTGAACCTCAACGCCGCCAGCGCCAACACGCCATCGACGTCGGGGAGCTATACCTTTTCGGTCACGCGCGACCAGATCATCCGCCTGGCGATGCTCGACATCGGCGCGTTGCAGGAAGGCGAGAACCCCACCGCCCAGGAGATGAGCGATTGCGCGCTGAAGCTCAACATGCTGGTCAAGCAGTGGATGGGCGACACCGACTTTGCACCGGGGCTGAAGGTGTGGACGCGCAAGCGCGCGGATCTCTTCATGAACTTTAATCAGTTCACCTACCAGATCGGCCAAACCGGGCGTGACAACTGGATCGAATCCACCACCGGGCTCATCTACCCGCAGAACTACGGCCAGACGACGCTCAGCACCACGCAGGCCGCCGGAGCCACCGTGCTGCCGGTGGCGGCCACCAGCCAGCTCAACGTCGCCGATCAGATCGGGGTGCAGACCGGCGCCCAGAGCATCTACTGGACGACCATCGCCGCCATCGACAGCGTCGCTCTCACCGTCACGATCGCCGCCCCCGGCCTGCCCACCGGCGGCGCCCCGTTCGGCGCGTTCATTTGGAACTACACGGTGAAGGGCATCCGGCCGCTGCGCCTCATCAGCGCGGTGCTGCGCGATCAGTACCAGAACGACACGCCGCTGCGCACGATGACGGTGGAGCGCTACGAGAGCCTGCCGACCAAGACCAGTCCCAACTCGGTCGGGGATCCCACCGCGGTCTTCTACGAGGCGCGCTACAAGCAGCAGAGCCCGAACGGGCAGATCTACCTGGATGTGGGCTGTCCGGCGGACATCACCAAGCACATCCACTGCGTCTACCTCGCGCCAATCGAGGACTTCGTCAACCCGGGCGACGCACCGGACTACCCGCAGGAGTGGTTCCGTCCGCTGGTGCTCGGCACCGGACGCGACATCGCCGGCATGTTCGACTGCAGCTGGGACCTCGGCGACTCGCTCACCGAGGCGATCGCGATCGCCCGCCAGGGCAACCCCGCCACCACCGATGCGTACTTCCAAGTCAACGGCGATGATCCGTATGGGCTGTGAGCGATGACCGCCCGGCTCAAGCGTGTGGCGCTCTTTGGCGAGGGCATCTACTCGCGCTCGCCGATCGTCACCCGCCAGCGACGGCTGAACTGCTACCTCGAGGTGCGGCCCGATGGGGACAAGGCAAAGATCGTGCTCTATGGCACCCCCGGCCTGCGGCTGCTGTTCAACGCCTCCCCCGCGCTGAACAATCCCCTGCGCGGCCTCATCGGCAACCTCACCGCCCTCTATGGGGTGACGGGTAATCAGTTCGGCAGCTACTCCTCCAGCGGAGCTCTGCTGGAGGCCGGATCGATCGGCTCCACCACGGGCGTGGTGGGCATGGCGCTGAACCCCACCCAGGTGCTGGTGGTCGACGGCTCGGCCGGCTACATCTACTCGGTCAACACCGGGCACGTCACCCAGATCCCGGCGACCCAGGCCTTCCCGAACGGGGCGAGAAGCGCCTGCTACTGCAACGGCTTTTTTCTGGCCGAAGACCCGGGCACCAATCAGTTCTTCGTCAGCAACCTCAACGACGGCACGCTGTGGTCGGGCCTGTCCTTCGCCGCCGCGGTGCAGGCGATCGACGGCATCGTGGCGGTGGACACCCTCGGGGGCCTTGCCGTCATCTTCTCGAGCGGACACTGCGAATTCTGGCAGAACGTGGGCGCCATTCAGGAGCCCTTCCAATACATCACCAACTCCGCCCAGATGTACGGCCTGGCGGCCGTGAACGGACGCTGCCACGCGGCCAATGCGATCGTGTTTCTCGCCAACACCAACGGCGGGTCCTTCCAGAACTCCTCCGGAGGGCTGCAGATCTGCTCGATCGCCGGCTACGCGGTAAAGGTGGTCTCCACCAGCGACATCGACAACATCCTGCAGACGATGGCGCGTACCAGCACCGTGACCGACTGCACGGCCTTCTCCTACCAGATCGATCAGCACACCTTCTGCCAGTTCAACTTTCCCACCGCCAACCGCTCGCTGCTGCTGGACATGGCCACCGGCTTCTGGAGCGAGGCGCAGTCGGGCGTGGCCGCAGGCTACGCCGCTCGCCACCTGGGGAACCTTGCCGCCGGCGCCTACGGCGGGGCCTACGTCGCTGACTACTCCAACGGCAACGTCTACGCCTTCGACCCGAATGTCTATACCGACAATGGCAACACCATCGTGCGCGAGCTCGTGACGAAGACCGGGGTGGAGGACTTCAACACCTACCGTATCAGTCAGATCTACCTGGACATGCGCACGGGCGTGGGCCTGCCCTCACCCGCCGCCCAGGGCTACGCCCCGGTGGTGCAGCTACAGGTGGCGCGCGACATGCGCGACTTCGGCGCCCCGCGGCTCTTTCAGCTCGGGCAGCAGGGCCAGTACATGCAGCGCGTGCTCTCGCGTCGCTGGGGACGGGCGCGCACCTCGACGCTGCGCGTCTACATGACGGACCCCGTGCCCTTTGAGATCACGAGCGGGGCGATGCTCACCAGCATGCGCCAGGGCAGGCGCGCCACCGGCCAGGCCAGCACCTCGAGGTCGGCATGACAACGCCGCTCGGGGGGCTCCCACAACTGCCGGCCACGGCCAGCGCCGCCTGGTCGGGCTGGTTCTCGCTGGCGCAGCAGATCCTGCAGGCGACGAGCTCCTCGGGACCCACCACCGCCCGGCCCACCACCAATTTGTACGTGGGTCAGTTTTATTTCGACACGACCCTGGGATTTCCGGTGTGGTGCTCGGCCCCGGGGAGCTCGCCCACCTGGGTGAACTCCCAAGGGATGGTCTCGTGAGGCACTTCCTGTGCATGGGGCGGGGCGTGAACGTGCTGCCGCTCGCCTGCGAGATCCTGCGCCAGGGGCAGCTGTGGCGAGAGGACACGTACCTGCGCGACTACCCGCAAGGACCCTTCCGCGACGTGGAGACGATCTTTCTGCGCTTCCCGCCGGCGAGCGTGAGCGAGCTCGAGAGGAGCACCAGAGATCAGCACGAGTGTGTGTGGATGGACGGGGCGATCCATCTGCCAGCCGCCCGGCCGCTGATCTTCGCGCTGATGCAGCAGGTCGCCGGAGAGCGCCTGGGGCGCGTCATGCTCAACAAGATCCGGCCAGGCGGGCGCATCTACCCGCACGCCGACACTCCGGCCCACGTGAAGTACTACTCGCGCTTCCACTACGTGGTGATGAGCTCGCCCGGGGTGAGCTTTCGCTGCGATGACGAAACCGCCCCGATGCAGGCCGGGGACCTGTGGTGGTTCAACAACGCGCTCGAGCACGAGGTGGTGAACAACTCCGCCCAGGAGAGGATCCACCTGATCATCGACATTCGCTGCGCGCAATTCGCCTTCAAGGCGGCCACCCCGACCAGCGCTCCGGAGCCGGATGGGGAGATTCAGGCGCCATGATCAGCGCCCACATCGAACGCCTGCACGACTGCCTGGAGGAGTTGAAGCCCCTGTTCGCCCCTCACTGGCGCGAGCTCGCACTGAACCAGGACAGGGTGGCGCTCGACCCGCAGTATGAGCTCTACCTGCAACGCGAGGCCGCCGGGGAGGTGCTGTGCGCGACGCTGCGCGAGCGCGGTGCGCTGATCGCCTACTTCGTGGGCTTCGTCGCCCCGGGCATGCACTACCGCTCGTGCCTGACGCTCACGATGGACATCTTCTGGGTGCACCCGGAGCAGCGCGCGAGCGACTCGCTCTCCTCGGTCGAGGAGGAGCTGCTGTGGATCCAGCTCTTCGAGTGCGTGCTCGAGGAGGCCAAGCGCCGGGGCGTCAAGCGCACCTTTTTCGGCAGCAAGGTGCACCAGGACGCCGGTCCCATCTTCGAGCGCATGGGCATGGTGCCCGTCGATGTGTACTACAGCGGCTGGCTGGGAGACTGACATGGTAGCGGCAGCAATTGTCGGGGTAGGGCTCGCCGGCGCGGTGGGCAGCGGCATCGCAGGCTCTGAGGCCGCCGGTGCCACCACGAGTGCCACCAACGCGGCGGTGGGTGAGCAGAACGCAGCGCTGCAGCAGCAGGCGCAGCTTGCCGCCCCGTACACCGGGGTGGGCCAGGCGGCGATCCCCGGCTACGAGAACCTGCTCGGCATCGGCTCTCAGGGCTCGGCCGGCATCATGCAGGCGCTCCAGCAGACCCCCGGCTACCAGTTCGCGCTGTCCCAGGGTGAGACCGGCATCAAGAACGCCGCGAGCGCCCAGGGCGGCATCAGCGGCAACACGCTCGCGGCGCTGGATCAGTACAACCAGGGAGAAGCGAGCCAGACCTACCAGCAGAATGTCGGGGACATCCAGGGCGCGGTGGGCATCGGCCAGGCGGCCGCGGCCGGACAGGCCTCGAATATCGGCACCGCCGCCGGCAACATCTCGGGCCTGGTGGAGAACCAGGGCCAGACCACCGCGGGGATCGACGCCAACACGGTGGCCGGACTTACCCAGTCGCTCGGGGGCATCGGGCAGAACTACGTGACGATGAACGCGCTCAACGCGCTGAACTCCCAAGCGCAGCTCTCCCCGGTCAACGTCACCGCCCAGTACATGTGAGGCGCCGCCATGGCCGACTTTGACCCCTCCGTCATCTCCTCGATCCCGAGCCGGGTGGGCGACCCGACCGAGAGCTACGAGAAGGCGCTGAACATCAAGGACATGCTCGATCGCAACCAACTGCAGGACCTGCAGGTGGGCGAGGCCAAGAGGAGCGCCAACGAGAGCGAGCAGGCGCGCCAGATCCTGCAACGCTCGGACTACTCGACCCCGCAGGGGGTGGCGAGCACCGCCGCGAAGCTCAATCGCGTCTCGCCCTCCGCGGCGATGGATCTGATGAAGTTCGGCCAGCAGTACCAGAGCGGGCAGGTCCAGCAGCAGATCGATCAGCTGCAGCTGCTCGACCAGCGCCAGGGAATGATCGTCTCGGCCATCGACCCGATCGTGAGCCAGGCGCGCCAGATGAAGCAGAGCGGCGCGAGCGACCTGGACATCAAGGCGTACATCACCCAGCAGATGCCAGGGGCCCTGCAGCAGCTGCGCTCGCTGCAGCTGCCCGACGGCAAGCCCGCGCTGCCCGACGATCAGCTGCAGATGGTGAGCCAGGTGCCGGGGGGCTACAGCCTGCCCACGCTCGAGACCTGGGAGAGCCGCAGCAAGGCCGGCCAGGCGGCGATCAAACAGCGCCTGGACCAGTTCAAGGCCGACACGGCCGCGAAGGCCGAGACGGTGCGCGAGCGCCAGGCCGACACTCAGCAGGCCGGGGAGCTCGAGCGCGAGAAGCACGATCGGGCAAGTGAATGGCTCAGCCGCTACAAGATCGACAACAGCCAGTTCACCCCCGACCAGCAGGGCATGCTCGCCGCGCTCGCCGACAAGAACGTGAATCTGCCGGCGGGCATGAGGAGCCAGGCGCAGATCCGCGCCACGCTCGACGGGCTGCGCGCGCGCCACCCGGACGAGAGCGCCGATCAGATCGCGGACGACATCGTGTCGGGCAAGCTGAAGCTCACCGCCGAGACGCGCGGCGCGCAGACCGCCGGCAACCAGATCGGCAAGGTGGCCCTCGCCGCCAATGAGCTGGACACCTTCGGCGACCAGGTCATGACCGCATCGCGCAACCTGCCGAGGAACCTGCCGGTGGGCCTGACGCTGCGCGGGCTCATGCAGATGGGCGAGAAGCAGGCCTCCAACACGGGCCTGCTGACGCTGCGCCTGAAACTGCAGGCGCTGAACAACGCCTACGACCAGCTCGCCAGCCGCGGTGGCACCGATGCGGAGAAGCGCGGGCACATCGCCTCACTGTTCGATGCCCGCCTGACCGACCAGGCGATCCAGGCGCTGGTGCTCGGCGTGAAGCAGGAGGCCGAGGGCGCCCGCCAGGCGGCCAACCGCACGGTGGGTGAGGTCTCGGGCACCGCCATTCCCGGCGCAGCCATCCCCGGTGCGGGCGGTACCCCTGGCAATGTTCCCGCCGGAGCGGGAGCTTCTGCGGCGCAGACTCCCCCTGTCGCTGCCGGTGCCCCCGCTCCGACGCCAGCCGCGGCCATGCCAGCCGGCGGCGCTGCTCTACAGCCGGGACAGACCTACCGTCACGCCTCGGGTGCGACCGTCGAGATCCTGCCGGACGGGCAATAGATGCCCGCCGCGCTCGTCACGCTCCCCGATGGCCAACGCGCCCGGGTGACCTTCACCGACCCCGCGCAGCTCAACGCCACGGTGACGGACCTCGCGAAGCAGCACCCGAGCAAGCAGCAGCGCGAGCAGCAGTGGCAGGCGAACGATCCGCTGCACAAGCTGGGCGAGAACGCCACCGGGGCGATCGCAGAGCCCGCGGTGCAGGCCGTCAGCGGCCTGGCCGGCCAGGCGGCCGGGGGCCTGCGCGGCATTTACGACCTTGCCACGGGCAAGGGCGCGGACAAGGCCACGGCCGATATTCAATCGACCGAGCAGGCACTGACCTACCAGCCGCGCACCGCCGCGGGTAAGGCCGTCAGCCACGTGATCCAGGCCCCCTTCACCCTGCTCGCCCGGGGCGCCGATGCGGCCGGCGGGGCGGCGGCGCGTGGCACCACCGCGGGCCTGCGCGACCTGGGCGTCTCGGACGACACCGCCATCAAGGCCGGCGCCGGAGTCGGCGCGGCGGTCTCCACCGGCATCCAGGCCGCCCCTGCCGCGCTCATCCCGGCCGCGCGCGGGGTCACGAACCTGGTGCGCGGCGCCCGGGTGCCCCCCGCGGCCGCGGCCGAGGCCATGACGGCCACGGGTGCCCCGCGTGCGGCCCCCTCCACGGTCGGGGAGGAGGTTCCACAGGGAACATCGCCACCACCCTCCCAAACCGCACCAGGAGCCCCAGGCGCGGCGCAGCCGCCACCTGCCGGCCGTCCTACCCCCGAAACCCCGCAAACCGCGAGGGCGCAGTCCTATGCCCGCCGCATTGGCCTTGATTGGGCTCGTCTGGGCGCTGGTACACGCAAGGCGCTCGAGAGCATCGCGCAGGACGCCGGTGCGCTCGAGCGTCTCAACCCCGAGGCGGTCAAGCGCCAGGCCCACCTCGAGGCCCTGCGCGTCCCGGTGCGCGCCACCCGGGGACAGCTCGAGCGCGACCCCGTCCAGCTACGCCGAGAAGCGCTCGCATCGAACACGACTGAAGGTCAGCCCATCCGGGACACGGACGTGGCAGCAAACCGAGACGTTCAAGCGAACCTGGAAGTCCTGCGCGGCCGACTCGCCGGTCGACGAGGCAGCTACCAGGAGCCGCTGACCCCCGGTGGGGAGGAGATCCCGGGCGCCGTGCGGGCCCCGACCAAGGCACCTACTCAGGTCGGGGAAGCCGCGCAGAGCGCGGTGCGCGAGAAGGCGAAGTGGTCGAAGAAGGGCTACCAGGCGCTCTACAAGCTCGCCCGCGAAACCGAGCCGGACGCGAAGGCGCCGATCGCCCCGGTCAGCTCGCTCCTGGAGAGCAATCCCGAGATCCAGCACCTCGGCTGGGTACAGGGCTGGCTGTCCAAGGCGAGAAGCGTGCTGAAGCCCAACGAGGCCGGCGAGACACCCGAGCTCACCGACGTCACGCTCAACGAGCTGCACGACCTGCGCAGCAAGGCCAACGACATCGCGCGCACCGGCGGCAAGGAAGGCTACTACGCCGGCCAGGTGGTCAAGGCCGTCGATGAGTCGATGGAGCACGTGCCCGAGGGTGCCGCCGCCTGGAAGCGTGCCAACGCGGCCTTCAAGGCCCACAAGCAGGAATTCGGCGAGCAGGGGCTGGTGGCGAAGCTCGCCAACCAGAAAAAGGGCAGCGCCGCTGACCGGCAGCTCGCCACCGAGAAGACCTGGAAGCAGGTGGCGACGGGGCCCGTCGAGAGCATCCGACAGCTCAAGCGCACGCTGATCAAGGGCGGCACCCCGCAGCTGCGCCGCCAGGGCGCACTCGCCTGGCGGGACCTGCGCGCCGAGACCGTCAACCGCATCCTCGAGGACGCTCGCAACGTCACCGGCGCGGACGAGACCGAGAGGAACGTGCTGACCGAGGCGGCGCTGCGCAGGAGCATCAACCGCATCCCGCGCGAGAACCTCGAGGAGCTCATCGGCAAGGGGGCGACGCGCGAGCTGCTCGACATCGTGCGCGCGCGGCGCATCACCACGAGGAGCCCGGTGGGCGGGCGCACCACGCAGTCCGGCACCGTGCCCAACGCGCTGGTGCTCGCCGAGAAGGTGCTCGGGCACATCCCGGGCGGGCGCTACGTGCTCGGGGCCAAGCACCTGGCGAAGGACCTGGGCGAGCGCGCCGAGCAGGCCCGCGCGGCCCGTACCGCGAACATCACCCCGCTCGAGCAGGCCGTGCAGGACGTGCAGAGGAGCCGGCCGAACTATGCCCGCGAGCAGCGCGCAGCGCGGCGCGCTGCCGCCTACGGGCAGCTCGAGCAGCTCGGGCCCACGCTGCCGGCCGCCCCGACGATCGGTCAGGCGCTGAACGTGCCGCGTCCTCCTCAGCCGTGAAGCTTCTCATCGTGAACATGGACACCGTGGGCGAGGGCCTCGCCTTTGCGCTGCGCGCCGCCAAGGCCGAGCACGACGTGCGCATCTGGTTTGCGAAGGGCTCCCCGGCCGAGCTCGGCGCAGGCTTCAAGCAAATCAAGATCGTCGAGCAATGGCTCGCAAGCGCTCGCTGGGCGGATCTGATCGTGCCCACCGGCAATCACCTGTACCTGCCGAAGCTCCAACAGCTGCGCCGCGCAGGCATGCATGTGTTCGGTCCCTCGATCGAGAGCGCGAAGCTCGAGATCAAGCGCGCCTTCGGGATGCAGTTCTTCCAGGCCCACGGGATCGAGGTGCCGGAGTTCAAGGAGTTCAAGACGCTCGCCGACGCCGAGGCGCACGTCTACCAGACCGAGCGCGCCTACGTGTTCAAGACGCTGGGGGACGAGGATGACAAGAGCCTGTCGTACGTGGGGAAAACACCTGCCGATCTCATCGCACGGCTGCAGCGCTGGCAGCGGATGGATCTGGGTGCAAAAGGTCCATTCATGCTGCAGGAGAAGGTCGACGGCGTGGAAGTGGGCGTCTCGCGCTGGATGGGAGAGGCGGGCTTCGTCGGTCCCTATAACGAGAACTTCGAATTCAAGAAGCTGATGTCCGGCAACGCAGGACCCAACTGCGGGGAGGCCGGCACGGTGATGAAGTACGTCGAGGACTCAAAGCTCGGCAAGAGCGTGCTCGCCCCGCTCGAGCAGAGCCTGGTGAAGCTCGGGCACCTGGGCGACATCGACGTGAACTGCATCATCGATGAGGCGGGCCGCGCCTGGCCGCTGGAATTCACCATGCGCCTGGGCTGGCCCGCCTTCAATATTCAACTCGCCACCACCGCGGGGGACCCGGTGCAGTGGATGCTCGACGCCTGCGAGGGCAAGGACACGCTCAAGGTGCGCTGGTCGACCGCCTGCGGGGTGGTGATCGCACAGCCCTCCTACCCGTTTCACGCCAAGCCCCCCGAGGAGCTCGTGGACGTGCCGATCTACGGGGTGAGCCCCGAGAACGAGAACTACCTCTACCCGCAGGCCGTGAAGCGAGCGGTGCTGCCGGACATGAAGGACGGCAAGCTCACCGAGCGCGATATCTGGGCGAGCGCCGGGGACTACCTGCTGGTCGTGACCGGCACCGGCAAGACGGTGCGCCAGGCGGCCACCCGCGCCTACGACACGCTGCACGACATCTATGTGCCGGACATGATCTACCGCGACGACATCGGCGAGAAGCTCGAGGAGGAGCTGCCGAAGCTCCACGAGCACGGTTACGCGCAAGAGTTCGAGTACGAGTGAGGAGCTGAACCGATGGCAAGCACCCTGTACATGTCGGGCATCAGTCTCATCGTGCAGTACCTGACGAACCTCGGGCTGATGGCCGCCGGCGGCTCGCTCGCCACCTATGTGGGCGGCACGACGACCCCGCTCAGCACCTACACCGACAACACGGGCCTGGTGGCCAACCCGAACCCGATGACGCTGTCCTCCACGGGACGCCCCGCGGCTGCCAGCGGCGCCCCGGTCGCCTTCTGGACGCCCGGCGGCAGCCTGGTGCGCCTGCTGGTCAACGACGCCGCCGGCAACCAGCTGGTGTTTCTGGACAACATCGCCTCCCTCAACGACCTGACCAACTCCACCACCACGCTGCAGGCGCTGCTCGCCTCCGCCGCCTCCGCCGGTGGGACGGGCTTTGGCCCTGTGGCCGGCGCGGACCTGGTCGCCAACGCGATGAAGTCCTATGACGTGATCGCGGACGTGCGAGCCGCGAACACCCCGGTGCTCGTCACCGGGCAGACCCTCACGATCAGCGTGCAGGGGGGTACCTCGATCAACGATGGGTTGGGCGGGCTTTTCTACTGGAACGCCAGCAGCAGCGCAGGGGACAACGGCGCCACCGTGCTGAAGCCCAACACCAACACCGGCGCGGGCCGCTGGCTGCGCCTGTTCGCTCCCCCCCTCGGAGCGGTGAGCTCGATCGCCTCGGGCGGCACGACCGACCTCGGCACGCTCGCCACCAACATCGTGACGGTGACCGGCACGAGCGGGATCAGCTCCTTTGGCTCCTCGGCCTCCCAGGGCAACCCGCTCTACGTGGTGCAGTTCGCCTCGCCCCTGACGCTCACCCAGGGCGGCCCGCTGCAGCTGCCCGGCGGCCAGAACCTCACCGTCGGGGCGAGCGATGCGATGCTGCTGCTCTACCTCGGCTCAGGCAACTGGATCGTGCTGGGCTACTTCCCCTACCTGGGGGTGGGCATCACGCTGCTGAAGACGAGCGACCAATCGGTCGCGAGCTCCACCGCCCTGGTCGACGACAACACGCTCACGATCGGGCTGGCCGCCGGCTACACCTACCTGGTGAGCGTCAAGGCGATGCTGCTGGGAAGCACCGGCACCGGCCAGGGCTACAAGGTGCAGCTCACCTACGGCGGCTCGCTCGGCGGGGTGGCGGTGGGGCAGATCGCCTACTCGAGTGACGACACGCTCACCACCGCGGTGCTCACGCCCAATACCACCTACAGCGCCAGTGCGATCGCCGACACAGGCGGGGACATCGTCTACATGGACATCGTGCTTCAGCCCACCACGAGCGACACGCTGACGCTGCAGTTCGCGCAGGAGAGCTCCAGCGCCGACGCCACCACGATGAAAGCCGGATCGATGATGACCGTCCGGGCGCTCGCCGCGTAAGGAACTCACCCGATGCTGCAATTCTTCGACACCCTGACGGACGTCTCCGGTAATGCGCTGCTGGGCGCCACCGTGGCGGTCAGCGCCTTTCCCGGCGGCGGGGCGGCCACGATCTACCAGACCAACGGCACGAGCATGCCAGTGGCCAACAGCACCGTGATCTCCGACGTGACCGGCCAGGTGAGCTTCTACGCCCCCGACGGGGCCTACATTCTCACCTACTCGTACAAGGGTGCGCAGTACAAGGTGCGCTCCCCGGTGCAGCTGCTCGACCCGCTCGGCTTTATCGCGATCGCCGACTCCGGGGCCTCCTCGAACAACTACGCGCTCACCGACCAGCGCCTGCCGGCGCAGAAGTACGTGGGCCTGAAGGTCGAGATGCTCGCGGCCAACGGCAACACCGGGGACTCGCTGCTCGACTACCAGGCCGACGGGGGCTACTCGATCCTGCAGCCCGGGGGCACGCAGCTGCTCGCCGGCATGATCCAGCCCAACGGGCTGACACGGCTGGAGTGGGACGGCGCGGAGTGGCAGCTGATCGGCTCACAGAGCCAGCCCTTCTACGGCATCACCGCCGCCGAGCAGGCCGCCGGCGTCACCCCGGTGAACTTCAGCTACCCGGCGCAGACCGCGATCCGCTACGCCACCAACACCACGCCCGGCACCACGGACATGACGGCCGGCATCCAGGCGGCGATCGACAGTGCAAGCCCGACCAGCCCCGCGGTGCTGCTGAGCGACTCGAACCTCATCAGCGCGCCGCTGCTCATCAGGAGCACCACCCAGGAGAACATCAGCCTGAACGGCAACGGCCAGGTGGTGACGATCCTCACGCCCAAGTCCGCGACCATTGCGGTGAGCCCGCAGAACATCAACTGCCTGATCTTCAACCAGAACAACAACGCCCACCTGCACCTCTCGCACCTGCGCCAGGCCGACACGGTCGGCTTTTCCGGCTACTTCATGTACGCGCTGCCCGGCGGGGGCGGGGATGCCTCGGCGCTTGCCAGCTTCTCCACCGTGGTGGACGACTGCTGGTTCTCGCCTTCCTCGGCCAACAACGGCGGCATCTTCTACGGCTTCTACTCGAACATGCAGCTGGTCAACTGCACCTTTGAGAGCACCAAGAGCGGGTGCCTGCGATTTGTGGGCGGATCGAGCGACATCCTCGCGGTCAACATGGCGATGTCCAGCTGCTACGACAGCTTCATCTACGGTGCGGACGACACCACGGTCAAGACGATCCTCTCCGTCAACGGGCTGCATGTGTACGGGCATCTGCGCGGCCCGGCCTTCGAGATCAAGAACGGCTACGGTCTCGCCTTCCAGGACATCCTCTACGAGGCTTCCCCGAGCAACCTCGGGGGTACCGGGCTCTTCAAGTTCACCGACTGCACCAACGTACTGTGCGCCAACGCCACCTGCAGGAGCGGCACGGACGTTGCCCAGGCGGCGATCGCGATCCAGCTGATCAACGGCTGCACCGGCAAGTTCTCCAACATCCTCTCGGACGCGCTGATCGGGGTGCAATTCTCCGGCGCCGGCGTGCTCGATGTGGAATTCGAGAACTGCGACTTCTCCGGCACGCACGCCGTGCCGATCAACGTCGGCATCCAGATCCTCTCCGGCTCTCAGAGCGGGCAGGTGATCTTTCGCGGCTGCCGCTTCAACTTCACGAATCTGGAGGGCTTCATCGACTCGGCCGGCACCAACAGCGCCGACTGGTATTTTTACGACTGCGAGTTCGTGAACTCCGGCATGGGCGGGGTCAATACCAACTACAACTTCGACACCGCCCTGTCCGGCAACGTCTACCTCATCCGCTGCCGCATCGGCCAGAACGATGCGAGCGCCGCGGGCAACTACTACCTGAACGCCAACGGCGCGGGCGCGGTGTTCGTCATCGACCCGCTGGTGGTGGGCACCCCGCCGGGGGCGAGCTTCGCGCATGGCACACAGGTGCCGACCTATGACGGCATCGACTCGAGCATGGGCGGCATGCCGCAGTTCGTGCCGAGCCTTGGGGGCTCAACCACCTACACGCTGCAAAACGGCACCTGGAGCCTGAAGAACAAGACGCTGCACTTCCAAGGAGCCCTTACCATCAACGCGATCGGCACGGGCGCGGCCGGCACGATCTCGGGGCTGCCCTTTGCGGCCGCGGGCACGACCTATGGCGGGGGCGGCTGTCACATCGACTACTACACGGGATTGGCCGCCAGCTACGTCAACATCGCCGGTTTCATCGATCAGACCGCCACCTCGATCAAGCTGCGCGGCGCGACCGCGGCGGCGGCCGCCAATGGGAATGTGAACGCGCTCACGAGCAGCTCGGCCATTATCTTCTCGGGCGCCTATCGGGTGTACCTGTAGTTCATGGACCCCGACGAGCAGCTCATCGGCGAGGAGGAAGGGCGATCCGCGACCGTCTATCCGGACACCAGTGCACTGCGGCTCGACACGATTGCCATCGGCTGCTGTGTCGACAAACGGATCCGCGGTGCGGGCCTCTGCGATGCAGCCATCGACGTGCAGTTTCAGCACGACGCGGGGGCAGCCCGTCACCTCGCCACGCTCTACCCTGGCTACGCCCAGATGAATGCCGTGCGCCAGGCGGTCATCGTCTCCATGTGCTTTCAGATGGGCGCCAAGCCCTTGGGCTGGAAACAGTTCACAGCCGCGCTGGCGGCCGGCAACTACACTGCTGCCGCCGCCGCCGGCCGCGCGACGCTGTGGGCCCAGAGCCAGACCCCCGAGCGAGCGCACCGCGAGATGGCCATGCTCGAGACCGGCGACTGGATCTCACAACCATGACAGGGAGCGCGACCGTGAACACACCCGTCCAAGCCACCGTAGGGGCGATCCCCTGGTACAAGAGCCAGGTCATGATCGGCACCGTCGTGACGATCCTCTCGATGCTGGCAGGCGCGGTGCCCAAGGCGGCCGCGGCGCTGGGGCTCACGAGCCCCGCGGCGATCTCCAACGACGTGACCGCCGTCTTCACCGTGATCGGCCTGCTCGCCGGGCTCTTCACCGCCGTGAGCCGCGCCAAGGCGGGCGTGCAGCCCCTGACCCTGACCCAGGCCGCCGCCGACATTCACCCCGCCACCAAGGCCGCGAGCGGCCAGGCGGGCTTCGTGCGCGTGAGCCTGCTGGCGCTGCTCGCCGGGTTTGGGTGTGCCGCGCTCCTGGTGGCCTGTGCCACCACCAGCGTGCAGACCTTCTACCAGCTCGAGCTCACCGCCGGCACGCTGAACGACACCGCGATCAACACGCTTGATACGCTGGTCCGGAACAAGGCGATCACCGGCATGCAGGCGAGCGCGGCGCTGCAGATCACCGACGCGGTGCAGGCGGCGATCGTCACAGCCAACAACGCCTACCAGGCGGGCAACCAGGCCACCGCCAACTCGGACCTGGTGGCGATCTCCGCCACGCTCACCGCCGTGCAGACGTGCCTGGTCAAACCCGCGACCTTCACCACGTGCCTTGCAGGAGTGCCCACCCCATGAGCGCCGCCGCCATCCTCGCCATCATCCAGGGCATCGCCGGGGCCATCCCCGAGCTGCTCTCACTCTACGATCAGGTGAAGAACGGCCAGACAGTCACCGAGGCCCAGGTGCAGACGGTGCTGGGCAAGTACACCACCGACCGTGTGACGCTCGTCACGGACATCGCCGCCTCCGGCACCTGAAGGTGGACTACTTCAGCTACAACGCCCAGCAGCTGGAGCAGCAAGAGGCGCGGCGGCGCGGGCGAGCGCAGGAACGCGAAGACTTCGCGGCCGAGCTCGCGCCGCCGCCGAGCGGGATGATCGTCCAGGAGGACCACGCCTCCACCACGGTGATCGAGCGGGTGCGCGAGCAGATCTACGCGATGCTCGGCAAGCGCTAGACCCGACCGACTCCGCCCATGAGCAGCCGGTGGAGCTCCGCCGGCTCCGAGGGTAGCGCCACCACCCCGCCGTAGCTAAAGTCCTTCAGCAGCTCGAATGCCTTGACCATGACCGTCTCGTCGGCGTCGAACACCGGCATCTGCTCCTCACCTCGAGCGATCTCCTGCAGGAGCAGCGTCTCGATGAAGTTCTCCGGCGGCCCCTTCAGGCGCGTGAGGCGAAGACGCAGCGCCGACAGATCCTGGTAGGCCTTCTGGCGCGCCTGCCGGCACCCGGCGATGCGGCCGGTGAGCCCGGTGCGCACCATCTCGAGCATGTCCTGGTAGGGATCGCTCGCGCGGATAATCAGCTTCAACATGCCGACGATCTGCTCGCGCGCCTTGGTCTCCAGCGGAGGCGCCTGGGAGGTACCGCCGGTGCGATCAAACTCGGCCCGCATCTCCGGCTCGGAGAGGATCTTGTACGCCATGTTGACGTCGGTCATGCGCTCGGTGGAACCGCCCTCGCGGTCCGGGTGGGCGTGCGAGGCGGCCACGCGGTAGGCGGCGCGGATCTCCTCGTCGGTGGCCGTGCGGGCCACACCGAGCACAGCGTAGGGATCGAAACGCGAGTCGGTCATGGGCTCTCCAGGGTTCACCGCCGACGGTGCTGGTCAGCGTTCGGGCAGGTAGCGAAATGCGAGCGATGACGCGAGAGGTCGAGCTGGTGCTCGGCATCGGTGGATTGCGTCGAGGCCTCATCGACCGGCATGCGCTTACCAGCCTTGGTGCGAAACCAGACGATCGGGGCGCCGCACGAGCTGCAGGGCACTGTGAACGGATGCCGCCGCCGGATCTCGTCGCTCATGGCAAGTGCGGCAGGAGCGGGGGCATCTTGCCGGTCTCGTAGGCGCGCGCGATCAGCGGCCGGGCGTGCTCGGACATCGTCTCCCCGTTGGGCAGCACGATGTTCGCCATGAACTCATCCTCGAACTGGCTGATGCCCGTCTCCACCGTCTCGAGCTTCGCCTTGATACACAGCGCGAGCGCCCGCCAGCGCTGCCGGCAGGCGCGCTCCCAGCGCTCATGAGCCTGCTGCGTGGAAGCGGGCCGGGTGCTGCCGTGCTGGCTGGTGCGCACCTCGGTGAAGTCCTTGGCCTTCGGATCGGGCAGCGGCAGCAAGAAGCGGATGTGCCGACCCTGGGCGCGAAACGCGATCATCGCGCCCGTCTCGCGCCACCCGGAGAGGAACTGGTCCGCACCGTAGCGGCGCAGGATGGTCTCGATCTCGGCGCGCGAGCGCTCGACGGACACCTCGGTGCCTTCGGCGTAGCGCGACATCAGCTGGAGCTCTGACCAGGAAACCCGTACCCGTCCCCGGACCCGTCCCCGTACCCGTCCCCGTACCCGTACCCGTACCCGTCCCCGTACCCGTACCCGTACCCGTCCCCGTACCCGTCCCCGTACCCGTCCCCGTCCCCGTACCCGTACCCGTCCCCGGACCCGGACCCGTCCCCGTACCCGTACCCGGACCCGTCCATCGGAAGCGCGCTCGCTTCGCTCGCGCGCACGAGAGAGGGAACGGCCGGAGTTATCGGCCCGGCCATTTGTCCTCCGCGGCCTCGATCAAGAGGATCAACGCAGTGCGAGGGACGGTCACGTTGCCGGCTTCATCCATGACCGTGCCGGAGTGCGGACCTTGCAGGGCGAGCTGACCGATACCTTTGGTCGTGCCCCACCGACGGATGCACGCAGCGTGCTCGAGCACCAGGGCGGATGGGCTCTCGGTGACGCGACCGACGAACACCCAGCCGCGATCGAGGACCGCGATCGCAAGTGGGCTCGAGTTTTTCTTCTCAACCTTCGACGACGCCATGCAACTCTCCTACAAGTTTGAAAGATAAAAACAGGATCACAGCGGGCGCGCCCAGGGGAAGCGCTGCCCGCTCACGCCCTCCCGCTGCTTGGCCCGCTCGAGTGCTCCCCCGAAGTGAAAGGCGCTCTCCGCGACAAATACCAGCGCGAGCAGCCACCAATGGCCCGCGCTCGCGCACCACAGGGCGAAACCGAACCACAACACGAACTTGATCACGACGGCCTCCTCGCGTGGTAGTCATCCCAGGTCTCCTGCCCGAGCGCCCGGAGCAGCTCGATCACGCACTCGATGTTCCGCTGCATCATGCCCGCAATGGGCGAGACCAACGCCAGGTACTCGGCCATCATCTGCATGAGCTCCCCGCCCACCTGTCCGGGACTCTTGTCCTGATGTTCCACGAGGAACTGCTGCAGGTGCGGGGAGAGCACGCAGTGCACGCAGTGCTCGTTTTCCAGGCGCGCCTCGCCCGCGCCGGCGCTAGAAGGGGATGTCATCGTCGAAGTCCGGATCGGTAGAGGGCGCGACCGAGCCAGGTCCGACACTCGGAGCATTGACGGCGACGGCGGAGAACGCCGGTGCAGTTCCGCCCCGGATCTCCCCGGTCGAGGCATCGAAGGCCGGCCCTGCCTGGCGCGGCGGGGCCGCCTGGCTGGAGAACGCTCCAGCGCCGGCAGGATGAGCGGCGGGTACGCCGAAAGCTCCAGGCGGGCTGTACTGCTCGCCCTGGACGGCCCCGCGCGGGGTCTGGATGCGAAGGCCGCCCACGACCTGGCCGGCCATCATGACGGAGCTGTCCACGTACAGGCGTACCACCTTGCCCACCCAGGACTCGCTTTGCTCACCGAAGGCGGCCGCGAGCGTCCTGATGTTGGTGGCGTTGAGCTTCAGGCCCTTCTTCGCCTCGCTGAAGTAGATCACCCACTTGGTCTCGGCCCCCATGCCGCCCTGGCCGCGGAACTGCTCGGGCTGCACCCCGCGGATGGTGACCTTGACCGGCCCACCGGCCTGCTCGACGTCCGAGCGGGTGAGGTATTTCGAGGAGAGCATTTGTGAGATGTGCGGCATAAGGATTTTCTCTGCGTCGGGGTTGGCGGCTCGCCAGGCCTCCAGGGCCAAGCGATTCATGCGGGTGTTGTGATCCTCGGCCGGATCAGCCGGCGGGCTCGCCACGGGTGGGCTCCAGCACCGGGGTGATGCGCATGCGAGCGCCGGCGACCTGCACCATGAGCTTCTCCAGCTGCGGCAGGGCCGGGGACTCTTTGCGCTTCACGCGCGAGCGCTGCAGGGCCTCGTGCGCCTGGTGCAGCTCGGTGAGCAGCTCGAGCGTCGCCTCGATGCGGATCATGGGGGCGGCCATGGGACCTCCTTTGCAGAACGAAACGTGAGCGCGTAGGAGCCGCACGCCGGGCAGCAAGGCAGATCCCCGAGGGGAAGCTCCAGGTATTCGGACATCGAGCGCCAGGCGGGCTCAGAGCCAGCCCAGGCGCAGCGATCGCAGGTAAAGCCGATCGGCAGAGGCGCGTTATCGGGCTCCACGCCCAGCAGGCGCAGGTCGCGCACCAGGTCCGCCCGCTTGTGCGGGGGCACCGCGGGGTGCAGCAGCACCCGAGCACTCATGGGAGAACCCTCCAGACGGTGAGAGGCGCCAGCGGGAGCGGACGCTTACCACGTGTCAGGCGCGGCAGGGTCTGCCGCCAGGCCTCCCCATCCCGACGAGCGAGATGCTGGAGGGCTCTCCACTGAGGGCTCACGGAACCTCCGTCGGCTCGTAGGCGCCCGGCAACACGATGATCTCAGGTAAGCCCGCCTCGCGCCGGCGCGGATTCACCCATGCCACACAACTGGCGCAGATCGGCTCCTTGACGCCAGCGACCGGGATCGAGGGCACCCGCTCCGGGTTGAAGGAGAAGGGGCGCTTGCAGCCGTAGCAGGCGCCCAGGCAGAACATGAAGCTCATCAGAGCGCCGGCTCGAGCGTGATGCCTAGCGCCTCACGCACCGTGGCGGCCGCGACGCAGGAGGTGGGGAGCTTCAAGAGCGCCAGGCGCAGCGCCCGCTCGTGCTGCTCGTGCCTGGCATCGACACCGGCGAGGTAGGCGCGCGTGAGCACCTCGAGCACCTGGCCGGTGGTGGGACGATCGGGGAATTCAAGCGCGAGGCGCGCAACGGGCGAGAGCTTGGTGATCGACATGGCGGGTCCTCCTGACAAAGACCTGGTTGACGAACACCCGCATTGTATGGGTAGTGACGCCAAACAGGAAGTACAGAATGTACGACCTTGAGCTATCATCGCGACCCATGTCACAGATCAAGAAGCGGCGCGAAGCGGCGGGCCTGACACAGGCC